ATAATGAGCAGATAACCCACTCCTACTGTCAGGAACATAATTAAGAAAACAACTGATAGGAAGCCCACGGCTTGTTCCTCCGTTACTAAGTATAGGAGTGCTAAACATGAACCAACGAGAGGAACTGTAGTCATAAAGTCTTTGAGCAAGTTCAAAGTTTGTCTCACCTTTGAAGGTGGCTCCGAAGACGGAGGCTCTTGCGAGGGCTTCTTGTGCATGTGTTTCGTTCTCCCAAAAATATCTATCTTTTAATGTATCAATACTAAACTTATCAAACTGTTTCTCTTTACTATAATCTATTACAATTCCTAAGTAAGGTTTTTTCCCTATCTTATCTTCAACCATTATCTTTCTCCTCATCTAACACATACATAGTTATGATAGCGTAGTGTATTATTTTCATTAATTCTTTTTTCTTGTTATCTTTCTTTCCAAACCTCATAGCATATTTCATAATGTTACCAATACCAAAACTCTCTCCGTGTCCTGCATCTATAATCATATCTGTTGCTTGATATTTACCGTTACCATAATGAGCTTCATAAGTTCTATCTACATAAGTTCTTATTTCTCTTAACACTTGGTCTTCGTTAAATTTATATTTCATGTCCTCCATTCCTTTGGTAATGTATCTTCACTATACCATATAAAATTGTTTGTCTCTGCCCATTCAGCATGTGTTCTTTTAGTTCCGTCTTTTCTTTTCTTAGCCTGTGGCATAGGAGACAAAGGTTTCTGAAATAAAAACACTAACTCCATATCTTTAGGTAAAGCTTCTCTTATATGTATGTACTTACTATACTCTGCATAGTCCCAGAATCTACCTTTAGCTTCTAGTAATATTGTTTTACCATCTATTATCTTTACAAAGTCCGGTTCATACTTATGCTTAACAACATAGGAGATGTTATCCCAATGATGCTTCCACTCTTGAAGTATTGTTTGATGTAGGGTAGCTTCCCACATACTATCATACCCTTTTGGGACATTTGTCTTCTTTGGTCTAGGCTTTCTTGGTACTCTTCTAACCACTTAGTTCTTCCAGAGTTATGTCAGGATTTCTTTTCACCTGTTTATAAAACCATCGGAGACTATAAGCACTTATCATAAATTTATTGTTAGCAAAGATATGTGTTTGTTCAGGTAGGAACTCATGTAGGTTTTTCTTACTAATCTTAGTAGCGTCTTCACCTTCAGGAACCATAGTCCTTATCCAATCTATTAACAAAGCTTCTGCTTTTCTTCTTAACTGTTTAGACTTTCTCTGGTGCATAATTTTTTACAAGTTTCCAATAATTTAAAATACTATTAAACATTTCTCTATGTTTAGTTTGAGATTCTTTATCCCATATATGACAAGCTATAAGCTCTGTGTCTTCTCTATCAACAAAGATAGATACTCTTTCAACATCATCAAAGCCACAACCCTGTGCATAAGCAGACAACTGCATACCGTGTTCATCGTATACTAATTTAGATGGGTCTTTACCTTCTAAGTTGTCTTTAGTTTTAAAGTCAACAAAGATACCAGACTTAGAATATAAATCTATCTTACCACCATAACCTAAGTCAGCACAGAAAGAAGCTTCAGCTATCCACTCTTCATCAGGAAACATTTCATCTAAATAGTTTTGAATAACACAATATGTTTCTGTCTTCTCTTCACCAAGAAAACCTCGTTCAATCATAGCGTGAATCTTCGTACCTTTTTCTGCTGCTTCTTGACCTATTCTTTTAGAGTCTTGCTTACATCTGTATGCAAACTCTTCAATAGTTTCTAAAGAATCTTTCTCTAAAGTAAGAGCAGAGTTAAGTGCTTGATTGATTTTCCAATTCTCTAGTTGAGGTTTGGCTATCATACTAAGAATAGTAGTTACTGAAGGTACTAGGTTTTCTTTCCTTGCATCTCTAAGAGTAGTGTTTCTTTCTTTACCGTTAGCACCAACGATAGTATACATTGGTTCACCTTCTTGCGTATACCAATGACCAGATTCCGACTTAAATTTATTAGCCGACAGTTTATTATATACTTCTTGACTAGAACTGTCAAGTGTTTTTTCATTTTTTTCCATTTTCTTTTCCATCTTCTGAGTCCTTAAATGCTTTTATTACATCTGATGAGAATAATTTCTGTAGATTTACAAGGAACATTTTACTTGCGTTATGGTCTCCACCTGATACAGTTTTAAAAGTATCAAGTTTATCCACTATAGTTCTTAGTACATCTGTTTTAAATACAAGAGTACAAAACTCATTGTCTCCTACACATAAGTTATGAAACCAATAGTCTGATTCAGTTGCTCTGATACCAGATGGTTTGTTCCATGACTCATACTCTATACATATGTTACCTGTCTTCATCCACATTCCACGTTCTGATTTAACTTCTATCTTCTTTCCTTCTAACATGTCTCTAACTTTATCTTCCCTTATCTCACCATATGATAAGTCAAGGTCAAATTTCTTTTGGTCTTTCTTAGTGGGTTTCACTCCAATTATCTCCTATCTTGTATTCGCCATCAAGGGGACAACGAAGATTAAAATGTTCACCTGCTTCTATTATAGAGGTAACAGCTAGGCTACCCACACGCATTGCTCTACACTCAGGAACTTCTATCTGCCACTCATCGTGAATGTTAGCTACAAATTTATGAGGTACAGTTCCTAGAGTTAATCTCTCTGAAAGAATAACTAATGCTTGTTTCATTATAATAGCACCTGCTCCCTGAAGCAAGGTGTTCAAAGCTGAATGTTGATTACGAACATAAAGCTTTCTACCGTCTAGTCCTTTGAGATAACCTTTTGAAGATGCTCTTTGTACTCTGTCTCTAAGAGATTTGAATGTAGGTTTATTATCAAAGAAATATTGTCTAGCTCTTTTACCATCTGCTGTAGTTCCTCCAACCACGTTCCCAAGTTTTTCATCTCCTGCTCCGTACATGAGTGCATAGATGAATGTTTTTGCCTTATCTCTAGATTCAAGCTTTGCAAGTTCTTGATTAGAGGTGTGTATATCTCCGTTAATGATTTCATTAGTGTACTCCTCGTCATTCATATAATGAGCTAACATTCTAATCTCAAGACCAGAAGCATCAACTCCAAGTAAAACATTACCATCCTCAACAGTCCAACAAGCTCGGCATTCTTTACCGTAAGGATTGTGAGAGCTAGGAACTTGTGCCATGTTAGGATTTCTATGAGTCATCCTACCTGTTATAGCACCGTTAGGTATAACAAAGCCATGCACCCTTCCGTCATCTTCAGTAGCATCAATCCAAGAATCAATCTGGGCTATGCGTTTTTGTAGTAAAAGAAACTGTGCTATTAAGTTAGCTTCGTGTATGTGTGTGATTGCAGATAAAGTTTTCTCATCTACTATTGGTTGACCTGTTGGTGTAAATCTTTCAGGCTTCCAACCAAAGTCAATAAGATATTCTCCTATTTGTTTACGACTACCTAGATTAAACTCTTGTAAAGACTGTCGCATGAAAGGGTCTGTGTTGTTAGTTGTTATACATCTATCGTACTCATCATCAGTAAGACCACGCTTGGATAGTTCACCATCTTTCTTTATATAAGGTGTAACTAACTTATCATCAACCCACTTAGGTTTAAATGTGTTATGCACCTCATCTTCTATTGCTTGTTTCTTTTCTCTAAGTTCAGCAAGTAACAGTAAAGCATGTTGAGTATCAAACTTAAATCCGTTGACCTCTTGTTGTTTAATTATCTCTGCAACCTTTTGCTCTAGTTGTATACAACCTTTATCAAACCCTTTACTTTCTTTTCTTAACTCCTTAAAAACTTCTAAGTTAAGTTCAACATCACGGATACAATAGTCCATCATGTCTTGTGAATAATTAAGATAGTCTGAGAAATCTATTTTGTGATAGCCAAGTTTGTATCCCCACTTCTCTAAGCTATGTCCTCCTTCTCTTGCCGGATTAAATAACCTAGATAAAACAAGCGTATCTATTACTGTAATTTTAGAGAGGTCTACATTACTGAACTTGTGTACCATAGGTATATCAAATCCAATAATGTTATGACCTATCAAAGTATCTGCTGTTGCTAGAAACTCGTAACCTGCCTGTAAGTTATCAGGGGAAAATGAAAAAACCTCCTGAGTATCTACATCTTTAGCAACGATACAATGTATCTTAGTTGCTTTCAGGTCATCTGTTTCTATATCAAATACTAACTGCACTAAAAAGCCTCATCTAAACTACCATCAAATTCTATATCATTATCAGAGAGTTCAGAGAGTCTTCCTGTTTCAGCATCATAGATAACTCTACATGCCATGCCTACATCACCTGTGTATCTTGACTTAAGTATTCTAAGCTTAGTTGTTCTAGCTTCGTCTTCATCATCTGATTGTTGATTTCTTTCTAATGCTATAACACAATCAGATAACTGTCCAATACTATTTGAGCCACGAAGATGAGATAAAGAAACCTCTATACCATTCTCGTGTCCTTTATTACCATCAACTCTACGTAGGTGTGAAACTAAAATGATACCTGCACCTGTCTCTTCTACCAAACTTCTAAGTCTAGTCATAATAGAATCAATAGCTCGTCTCTCATCTCCTTCATGTACAGCACTAACTAACATGTGTAGATGGTCTACTACAACCCACTTACAATCACATCCTATAATCATAAATCTAAGTTTAGTAAAGATATCATCAATATCATTTGTTCCAAAGTGTGAATGCACCCATACTCTATTCTTGTTATCACCGTCATAAAGTATATCAAACATTTTATCTAGTTCTTCTTTAGAAAACCTATCTCTTATTTGGTCTACATATAACCTAGCGTTAGCTTCAATAGATAAGATACCATCAATGGTACGTCTCCAATCTTCTTCTAAAGCTATGATACCTACGTTATCGTTGGTACTTTTAATAAGATGATGTTCAAGTTCTCTAGTTACACTAGACTTTCCAAGCCCTGTACCACCTGTAAGTGTTACAAGTTCTCCTTGTCTAAGTCCGTATAGCTTCTTGTTTAATCCTTCATAAGGATAAGGAACACTCTCTTTTCTTTCTCTGTTATGGAACTTCTCTCGTTGTTCTGAAACATTTATAACACCAGAAGGTGTATAAACTTTTGATGCCCACCAAGCTTCAACAAATTCTTTATGTCTGTTGGAACGGAGCATATCGTTG